CTCGACACACCTGTAATGGTGATGCACTTGTTTTTGTCGACTGGCCTTCGTGACAGATCAGTGACGTCTAGTTGAATGATCTCACCTCAGACGAGGTTGCTGTTGTATTGAACATCCCTGGATGCGGAGTGCACTGTGATATGTGTGACAGATTCAGTTCTTGACAGAGTCTGTTGTTCATTGCCTGTGCAATCGTTCTCACTGTCGAATCAGTACAATTAAAAAACTCCCACCGCGAGGAGGTCTGATCACCAACTACTACACACACACCGTGTGATGCACTGCCAACCATGCGGTAGCTATGTGACTCCTTTTCGCCTTGCAAGTGACACTCCACGCGCGGCACTTCTCGTTTGATCGACAACGCCGGTTTCGATTTATTGAACAGCACATGCTGCAGGGCTGCCCGATTGACAAGGACCTTCTCGGCTGCATCCGAGATGTTGGGCAGCAAAGTCACATCAAGCAAACACCGAATCAAACCAGGCATACCGGTGACCCCTGAGGCGGCTTGTGTGCGCAAGATCTCCGCTCCTTTCCGGAGTTGCTTGATTGTCGTTCGTCCTGACTTGATCAAGACGGCCGTGATCTGGCGCATCAACAGCACGTCTTCCTCGGCCGAGTGCATCATTTCCGAGACATCTGTGCTCCAACTCGGTCCACTCCCCTGCGGGCGATTGGCAGACAACTCAAAGTCAAATCCTCTTATTTGCGATCTGGAGGTGAATTTCCTTATGGCTTCGGTAGTGGACAGGGATTCTGCAAAAGGCATCATGGCTACCACTGTGTGCGAGAAGTTGTTCTTTAACAACTGCCAACAGGCGAGAACCTGTCTGTTGAACAAACTGATGTGTTCCTCTGTCAACGACCCTGTAGTGACATTGTCAAATAATTGTTTGACGACAGCTATCTGATTCGCACATTTGTCTTTGTAAAGTGCGCGATCACGTTCAAACAACACACCCGAGGGCACTCGGATCATCTTACGCACCAAGAGATCAGGGTTGGCTTCGTGAATCAACATAGTTGCGGGGTTGGTGTGACACACACCTTCTTTGTCGATGTTGGCAAGTGTCTGCTTTGCCGAGAATGCGTTTATTCTTGTGACAGTCTTAGTAAGTAGTCTTCTTGCGTTGTGAGCTTGCATCCACAGCGACGAGGTGTGAGGAACCATGCATGGCAACTGCTTCAGCACGTCATCCGCCACAATTTGTTCGAAACATTTCTTGACACAAGAGATGTAATATCCGGCCTGTGTGACCAGAGTGTGTCTAGCCGTTTTCACAAGCGTGGGCAGGGCCTGCAGCTTCGGTTTCCCGGACTCTACGCCAAGTGAGCCGTATTTGATGTCGTGAAATCGTCGAATCATGTCGTCAAGGTGGACCCTGTTGATGGCCTCTCCGTAGGTTGTACGTGACTCGAATACTCGTTTTAAAACTTGGTACACATTGTATTGCCGGCTATCAGACAACTCACGCCAGTCTTCCGGATTGTACTGCAAATTGGTGAAGTCAACAGGTCCATCTGCTAAGAACACATGACCACGCGCCGCACGAGATGCAGCTATCAATCTGGATTCTATTGTCTCCAACGTGCCGAATGTTCCGGACCGCGTCTTTCTTATCATCCTGTCTATGGCCAGCATCTCGCCCACTTTTGTCGTCACTCTGCCGGCAGACTGAGTCAGAGCATCAAGTTTGGACATCACACTGTCAGTGTTGTTTGCGCGAATGAGCCCGCTACCAATGCAACTGCAAGCGTGGGCCAACATTGTCTCCAATTTCTCGCTTAGGTGGTTGTTTTTTACCCGTCGACGCATCATGGTTGGCTTGGGAATAGCTTCGGTCTGCCAGTGGTGCGACCCATCATCGGTTGATTCAGCTTCGGCTGTGGAATAATATGTCATTGTGGCTGCGAGTTTCCAGGCAAATCGCGGCGCACTGCCATTCAGCTCGTACAACAATTGTAATTTCTGATCTTCGATGAGTTGTATGGACCCGAGGAGAACATCATGTGCGAAAGGAGGCAGTGCTCCCCCGAGACACAGAGGGACCATGTGTATTGGCACTGAGCTACTGTCATGGTTGCCGATCGTTTCAATCAGATGGACTGCAAAGTCTGAGTCGGTACTCTTGCCGTAAAAACTTCGGAACCTAGAATCCTTGTGCAGGTGGACAAAGGCGACGGTGAGTTCAGACGACCCTGTCGTGTACGCCGACTTTGCTGCTTGGTAGAGAGCGACACTCGTATCCAGGTATGTTCCACACGGGAGCACTTTAGACAGCGGCGTTGACTCTCTACAGAGAGGGTCAGTGAAAATGTTACCGTGTTTGAATCGAGAGTTCATCTCAGCGATCACCCTAGTGAATGCAGACTTCGGAGAGAACTGCTGGCCCGACATTCGGTTTATGCTTATGATGCTCGCATTGGCAAATAAGCATATTATGTCTTGCAAATCACTGTGCAACTTCTCTGCCTGCTCGAGACCTCGACGATTCACGACACCCATTGATTCTCTCCACGAAGCCCGCATGCCAATTAGCTCTTGTTTCAACCTTTGCATTTTGTGGTCAGTCTGTGGCATTGTGATGTCGAGTAGCACCAAAATGTCGTCCGAGCCCTGAAGCGCACTCGTGGATATTTTGAACCCCGTCCAGTCGAGTTCGGCCACACACAACACAGACCGGAAACACGAGACACACTGAGCCCACAGTGACGAGGTCAGATGGAACATGCCTTGTCCCATGTCGTATGGTGTCGGGATCGTTGCAGTCCTGTATTTGGTGAAGTGACGATGGAGAGGTTTAACATATTCCGGTAACAATGTCGGGTCGAACGTCGGTTTCACCCATTCGTGCCACATCTCGTGTATAATCTCATCGTCTTTAATGGCCCCTTCGTAGCAGAAGAATGTGGCCAGTAAGGCAAGCGATCCCCCCAAGAGCGATTCAAACGGGGCGAAGCACCATCGGAAATGCGCGCTCGAGTGTCCGGGGGCCCAATCCTGATGGTCTCCATTTATGACGTTGGGCGTTTCTGTGCGTCTCGTGCCGTGTGAGACAGTTCCCCCGTTGCTGCATTCGACGGCGTGTTGGACTCGGACGTTGACAGAATTCAAGGAAGACATCAGAG